CGGCTTCGCTGCCGATTGAGTAGGTACTTCGACGACTGGATAATCGCCAGCATAAGCCACGAACTTAGGACGTCCGAAGCCTACGATCTCTTTACCGCTCCCGAATGCCCGCTCTTTAATCATTACCATTCCACCGTTACGCTGATCGCCTGTTCCCGATGTATTACCTTCGATCGTAATAACTGTCTTCGCCTTAACTCCTACGACTATTCCGATGTGGCTAATACGATCTACGCCATCATGCGGAAAGTCCATAAATGCGAGATCGCCGATCTTCGGCTCTACCGTTACGAAGCGGCTAACTTCTTTAAGCTTATGCGCTCCCGCAGCTGTCGAGACCATCGATGGCAGCTTTACGCCCGCTTCATGGAAGCACCAATTAACGAAAGATCCGCACCAAGGCAGACCGTCGGCCTTGGTAAACTTTCCGTACTTCGTAAGGTTATCGCCTTCTTCGACAGTGCCGATTTCTTTAAGAGCTACTTCGACGACTGCCGCAGCTGTTCCGATTGGATAAGTCATGGATTATCGATCTCTTTAGGCTGTGGCAATTCGATGCCAAAAGCTTTTGGATCTAAACCTAGCTCGGCCAGTTTTACGATCGCTTCTTTTTTAGCTTCGATCACTGCTTCTGCTTCTGCTAATTTAGCTAATTTATCCATTCGAGCCTTCGCCCATTCTTGGATCTGGATTTCGTACTCTGCTTCGGTTAATTCTGTGTAACCCTGTTCATCGTCGCCGATACGGATTCCATCTGGATTCTCTGCCTTGATTATTTCGATTATTTCATTGAGTGTTTTCATTATGATTTCACCAATCCGTAGACAGCGGCTTCGCCTGTGACTGTACCCGATGAAGATTTTAATAGAAAACCTGTGTAAGTTCTAACTGTGTCCATCATGCCCGAGAATACTGTCGTTCCATTGTGACCAGTTCCTTGCGTACCATTTCCCCACCATGCACTTCTAGCATCTTCGTCTCCGATTCGTGTGAAATACATACTTGCAGAACTTGGATAATTACCGGCTCCTATGTCTGTTCCAAGAGTAAACACTGAAGCATTGTTTACCGATGTGATCGTTAAAGTCGTTACGTTATAAGCAGCCGACCAAGAGTTACCGTAATAACCTGTTGTCTGTGTTGTTGGCCCAGCATAACGGAGCTGTAATTGTAGATCGTCGGTCGATGAACCGTTTGAGTAAATGCGTTCGATGACGACTAAGTAAGTTTCGTAAGTAGTGTTAAACACTCCATCGAAGCTCGTACCCGTTCCAGCTACGTCCGCGAAAGCGACTCGTCTAATTAGAGTCATGCCACCATTGGTCCAGCTTGGAACTCCGCCTGAGACTGTAAGAACTTGATTCGTGCTTCCAATTCCGAGACGAGCTGGAGTAGATCCACTCGATGAGTAAATCGTGTCGCCTGTAGTAGTCATCGGGTTAGTCATGCCAGCACTGTCGGCAGACCATACGAAGTCCATGTCTGTATTAGTAGCTTTCTTTAACACCTGTCCAGTAGTGCCACCTTTAAGATCGACTAAAGAAGCATCGATAGCGTCGCCAAGTGTCTCGATCGCTGTCGCGCCGTCTTTTACTAAGTCGGTCGAAGTGGGAACACTCCAGCCGAAGTTAGGCGTAGTAGTTGCCATGCTTTTTCTCCTTTATGCGACTATAAGCGCGTTTAACCAGATTAGTGTAGGGCTAAGAGTGTTCCAAGTTTCGGAAGCCGACACGTCATTCCAGCGAGCCGCATCAAGTGAATAAGCCAGTGGAGTAACGTAAAGATCGACGGCCAGCGAGTTATAGCCAGCTGAGAATCTCCAGCCTTCGACGAATCCTTGGAAGTTCGATCCCATATTTACAGGTAAGTCCGTAATGTTTACTGGCATTCCCATAAAGACACCGATAAGAGAATCTCGATCTGAGTCCGTCACGTTCGGGCTACCAAGTGGATAGCGGATCGACTCGAAGTTAGCCCTAGGGTAAGCGCGAAGAGCTAGATAGAAGTTCGCTTGGCTGGTCGCGTCTGCGCCGTTCTCTAGTGTCGTAAGAATGTTCTGGGCCAGCGCTCCATAACTGGCGATAGATGCCGCTTCGCTTGCTGTGACTTGCTGGCTGTTCTTATAAGTAATCGTCACTTCATTACGAACATCGCCCGCTCTGATCGATGTTTGTAAGCCGCTTGAATAAGCGTCTAAGGCTGAAAGCTCTACATAACCATTCGTCGACAGATAAGTTCCGCGATGCGTACTGTCTGCGTAACCTATTCGGCCCTGACCGTCTTCATAAATGTAACCGAGTCCAGACGTGGCTAAAGCTGCGACTAAAGAGTAAGCGTCTGTCACAGAAGAAGCTCTGGCTGTTAGTTCGTAATTGCCTGGGCGATCGATCTCTCCGACTCCGCTGTTCTCCGCGTTGACCCATGTCGTCGTCGGATTGTAAGCAGCCCAAGTAAGTGCGGCGGGAACTTCATTCCAAGCTCCGTAAAGAATGCCGTCGAGAATGTCGTAGATCTGATCGCCCTCGAAGTCTTTAGCTAGTACGCCTTCGGTTAATACCTTCGGAAGACGTGAAAGTGCCCCAAGTGCTGTAATGCTTATAGTCTGGACGAGTCCGCCAGTTCCCGATCTTTCCACTGTCGTAAGAATGTCGCTCACGCTTCCGCCGAAGATTGCCACTGGAGTAGCTGTCGAGTTCTGCACGAAGACAGTTATCCCAGAGTTAATCTCTACAGTGATCGGATCGTCGTCGATGTTAAGGACGGATAAACTACAGTAGCCCGCTACCGCTTGCTGATAGATGTCGCGGCGGCCAGATTCGATCGTGAGATTTGCCAGAGTTATGTTCTTATACTCGATTCCATCGATAAGAACGCTCCAGACTGGAGTCCATAGGGTCATACTAACAAACCAGCCCCGACAGTCCCACGAGCTTGGGAATCGTTAAGCAATTTAATAATTGTTCGAGCTGCACTCTCTGGATCTCCAAGGACGCCCACATTTAGAGTCACGTTAGTGGCCGGAGTTGGCGTCGGTGTCGCTGTTGCTGAACTTGTACTCGTCGCTTTCCGTAGCTTATAGATCTCGTAGCCAGCTGAGAAATTCGCCCAGAACTGTTCGTCTGGAATGCCGATTCCGCCCGGACTTGGATTTAATCCATTGTCGATTAACCATTGTAAAATCTTGCCTTGCTCTGTTGGACTTAGAGCGTTGAACTCTGGCGGAATGTTGGAAAATGCGTCAGAGAAACGTGTGCTAATTGTTGGACTCGTGCTTCCACCGCTAATGCTTGCATTGTTAAACATTGAACCTTGGTTAGCATTAGAACCGCCAAAAGAAGCACCCGTAAACAAACCGGTAACAGGGTTATTCTTTAAGAAGTCTATAACCTTTTTAACAGCGTTATAAGTGTTATTTAAGAATGTAACTAGTTTAGAGAATGTCGTAACTAAGCCGGCGGCTATAGTTCCGATGCCTTCTAATGCTGTCTTAAATGCTCCACCAAGAAGCGGAACTAAATACTTCTTAGTAAAATCCCAGATTTTTGCTAAGAGATCATAGAATGGCTGTAGCTCTACGGAGTTATCCGATACCGCCTTTTTAATCTTGTCGAATGCGGACTTAAGTCCTTCAAGAATTGGTCCGACAATTTTAATAATCTGCGGGATTACTTCTTTATAAAGGAAGTCCCACCAAGTTTTTAAGATCGGAAGTAAATCGTCGCGAATGACCTTAAAGATCTCGCCGAATGCTGGACCGAGTGTTTTACCTATAGAATCGGCGAATCCCTGAATCGCTGGGATTCCTTTATCGACGAATCCAGATAGAAGCGGAGTAAGAGCATCTAGGACGTAAGAGCCTACGGTTTCTTTCGCTTCATCGAATGCAACAGTAAGACGAGCCATCTTTCCTTGGAATGTTTCGGCTTGCTTAGAAGCTTGGCCCTCAAAAGTCTTAGAAAGCGCAGCTGCCGCAGCGTCGAAGTTTTTGGATTTGATGATGCTCTCATCAATTCCGACACCGAGCTTTTTTAATGCGCCTAGATTGCCGTCGTAAGCTTTACCAAGAGCTTCGGAGACAGTCTTTAGATCTTTACCTGTTCCCGCTGCGATGTCCAGAGCTAGGGTCTGGAGTTCTTGCGCCTTGGTGACATCTTTAGTCGAGCGAATTAGTCGATCAAGCGACGGCCTCAAAACGTCGTCCGTGATTCCGTTAGCCAATGCCGTTTGTGTTATGTAATCCTCTACGGCCGCGATCTGATCTTTTGTCGCGCCTGTAACATTTTCTAAAGTCGTAGCTAATTTTGCTTGGGCCGCTTCGTCCTCGATTGCAGATTTAACGCCATCGACTAGGAGAACACCGGCATAGGCAGCCGCCGCAGCTCCAGCGGCAGCGAACGCACCGGCGGCCTTCTTAGCGAAACCGCCCATCTTAGATCCGAAGCCATCGACTTCATTCTGCGCGCCTTTTACGCCGCTCTTTAATTTATCAAAGTCGGCGTCAAAAGTAATTTTTATCTTCGGAATGCCCGCCATTAGTTAAGCCTCAATTCTTTAGCGATCTGCTGAACCATAAGCGAGTATTCGCGGGCTACGACTGGGACATAGAAATCGACCGCTGGAGCGATCCAGTAGCCGCGCTTATTGTAAGGAGTCTTAAATCTGTTCGTAAATGTGCGGCCGAT